AGTTCACAGGATGTTGTTCGCCTTGGGGCAATGTGGCGGTTAGTTTCCACGGTGGATCCGGGCAAGGTTGTTGCGATCACTCCTTCGAGTGAAGTTTTGGATGCGGCTGTTCAGCCGGGTCAATCAACAGCCACTGCACGTTACATATATCAATTGTTCAGTGTTCGTTTGGCTGAAGAGAAATCAAAGCAAATGATCAACTACATGTCCGTCATCAACTATCAAAGGTAATTGAATGGGAACTCCTGCACGTTACTATTCCAGCACTGCCGTTCGAACCACGCTGGCTTCTTCTATTTCATCAACTGATACTGAAGTAACTGTTGCTTCTAGTACAAACTTCCCATCACAGTACCCGTTCACGCTGATCCTTGAGAAGGATTCAGCGAATGAGGAAATTGTTACGGTAACCGGAACGATTGGTACGGCTCTTGCCATTGCCCGTGGCTTTGATGGTACTTCTGCTCGGGCACACTCGGCTGGTACATCGGTTGAGCATGGCGTGTCTGCGAAGGACTTCGCGGATTTTCGTACGCATGAGGCTGCTGCCGCTAACGTGCATGACATTGGTGCGGGTGCATCTGTTGTTGGCACAACAACAACCCAGACGTTAACGAACAAGACTCTCGGTGGAAATCTTGCTGCGGGTGGCTTCAGGGTCACTGGTTTAGCGGATCCCTCTTCGGCTCAGGATGCTGCGACTAAGAACTTTGTTGAGGTTGGGGTTACTAGCCAACTGGTGTTGGCTGTTGCCGCTAAGGACGCAGCAGTGGTCGCCCAGACTGCTTCCGAAACCGCTGAGGCTAACGCCCAAACTGCTGAGGCTAGCGCGGAAACTGCGCAGGCGGCTGCCGAAGCAGCGCAGGCTGCATCGGAAACCGCTGAGGCCAATGCGGAAACCGCTCAGGCTGCAGCGGAGGTGGCACAGGTTGCCTCCGAAGAAAGTGCCACCAGTAGTGCGGCAAGTGCTTCAACTTCTACGACCCAAGCAGCATCAGCAACAAGTAGCGCATCAAGCGCAAGTGCTAGTGCTGCGGCAGCGAGCGCCAGTGAATCAGCGGCTGCTGCCTCTGAAGTGGCATCAGCAACCTCGGAAACAAATTCGACAACCTCGGCAGGATCAGCCGCGACAAGTGCAACTAGTGCATCAACTTCAGCGGATGCAAGTGCAACATCGGCAACTGCATCACAGGTTTCTCGTCTTGCGTCAGAGGCTGCTAAAGATTTGGCTGAGGCTGCACAGGTGGCTACTGCCACTTCGGAGTCGAATGCTTCAGCGTCGGAAGTTGCAGCCGCTGCAAGTGCCGCTGCTAGTTCCGCAAGTCAGGTGGCAGCCGCAACCTCAGAAACAAATTCTTCTACTTCTGCCAGTGGTGCTGCATCGTCTGCATCATCCGCAGCGAGCAGTGCTGCTGCTGCTGCGTCTGCTTTGGATTCTTTCGATGATCGTTACTTGGGGAGCAAGTCGGTTGCTCCTACGACGGACAATGATGGAGACGCACTGGTCACTGGTGCGTTGTTCTATTTGAACACTGGCTCTGCCGAAGTAATCGGCATGTATGTGTTTGATGGTGCGGGATGGTTGAAGGCTTCTGCCGCTTCTGTCGCTTCTATTGTGACGTATGAGTACACGGCGACTGCCGCCCAGACGGTGTTCTCTGGGGAGGATAACAATTCCTTGAGCCTGTCCTTCGCTGCCAACCTGATTCAGGTGTTCCTTAACGGTGTGCTTCTCAATCCCGGTGACGATTACACCACAAGCGTGAACACGGTCACTCTTGCTAGCGGTGCAACCGTTGGTGATTCATTGACGGTGGTTGCGTTTGCTTCGTTTAACGTAGCAAACACTTACACGATTGCACAGGCTGATTCAACTTTCGCAACTAAAGCACAACTAGATTCGGCGGGGTTCAATCCCTTCCTTCTGATGGGAGCATGAAATGGCAAACGCATACAAGGTTTTAGGTCAAAACGACCTTGCCGCAACAACAGATACGGACGTTTACACTGCCCCGGCAGCAACTGAGGCGGTCATTAGCACAATCATTATTGCTAACCGCACGGCGAGTGCTGAGTCGTTTAGGATTGCGATCCGGCCTGCCGGTGAGACTATTTCTGATAAGCATTACATCGCTTACGGTGTTCCTATCGCGGCCAACGATTCGACAACTCTGACTTTGGGTCTCACTTTGGCTGCCACGGATGTGTTGACCGTGTGGGCTTCAGCGGTGGATTTGAGTGTGAACGTTTTCGGCACAGAGATTTCCTAGGGGTTACTGATGGCCGTTACTTCAATAGCGAATAGTTCTATAAAGGATTCTAAAAAGTTCAATAAGATGTCACCTCTCGCAAACGGGATTGTTTTTTCGGTGAGTTATGTTGTTATCGCTGGCGGTGGCGGCGGCGGTTACGCATATAACTGCGGTGGTGGAGGTGCTGGTGGTTACAGGGCAAACGTTGTAGGTGAGAACTCTGGTGGTGGGGCTTCCGCTGAACCCACTTTTCTTCTTGCTCCCGGGACTTACCCGTTAACGGTTGGGGCTGGAGCCGCCTATATTGTCCCTGATATCCCCGGAAATAGCGGGGGAGATTCCACTTTTGTAACAATCACATCATTGGGTGGTGGTGGCGGGGGCGCTTATTCCCACGCTGGTGTCGCAGGTGGTTCAGGTGGCGGTGAGAGTGGATCAGACGAGTCAGGTGGTGCTGGCACTGCGGGTCAGGGCTATGCGGGTGGCACTGGTGCAAGTGGCTACGGCAGCGGAGGCGGTGGTGCGGGTGCGCCCGGTGTTGGTTCGTCAGGTGTAGGTGGCGCTGGCGGGGCTGGGGTTACTTCCTCTATCACTGGTTCAGCGGTAACTCGCGGCGGTGGCGGTGGAGGTTCTGTTAGTGCTGGTACTGCGGGGGTTGGTGGCGCTGGTGGTGGAGGCCGGGGAGGGCTTCGATTTTCAACCAGTGCGCAAAGTGGGTCTGCAAACAGTGGCGGCGGTGGTGGTGCTAGTAACGGTTCTGGTGGTGCTGCCGGTGGAGGCGGTTCCGGCGTGGTCATTTTCACGCTCCCAATTGGAACAGCAGCCACGTTCTCTGGCGGTGTCACATTCAGTACCGCAGCAGTTGGCACGAACACGGTTTACACCGTCACAGCCGCTGGACCTTCCGACACAGTAACGATTGGATAAGTAATGACTGAAACTAGAGCACGAACACTTGCTGACCTTGGCTCGACAGGAGTAAAGAGTGATGACGGAACCATTACTGATGCTGTCGCTTTGACGCAGGCGGAGTATGACGCTCTCACTCCTGACGCTACTACTTTGTATGTGGTGACTGACTGATGCCAACTACTGGGAAACTATATTTTGGTGCTGCTGAGATTGGCGGCGGCGTTTCTAACGCCGATTTCTCTAACACGCCCACGGGCACCTACACAGACTCCGAAGGCGTGTCTTACAAATACATAAAGTTTTCAAGTTCAGGGACTTTGAACATCACTGAAGGCATCGCTGATGTACTCGTGGTTGCGGGTGGGGGAAATAGCGGCCACGGCAGCGGGTACGGAACCGGCGGGGGCGGTGGCGGTGGCGGTGTGGTCTATCAAACAATACTTTTGCCTTCCGGGGCGTTGCCCGTAACCGTTGGCGCCGGTGGCGCACCCGGTGGTGACTCCTCGCTCTCTACCATTGTTGGCGCTGCCGGTGGTGGCCGTGGTGGCCCCGGTCATGCGGGGAGCGTTGCGGCTGGAAGCGGATATATCGGCGGAAACGGCGGGGGTGGTGGTAATGCGTGGCAGGCGGCTGGCACCTCTCCCGGCGGTCTCGGGATGATGTTTGGTTATCCGGGTGGTAGTGGTGCCACGAACGCCACGCAGTGGAGAAACAGCGGTGGTGGCGGCGGCGCGGCGGGTGCAGGAGCGAATGGCAGCAACGTCTCTGTCGGTACCGGTGGCCCCGGTTACCTATCCTCAATAACGGGCGTTGAAGTGTCTTACGGTTACGGCGGCGGTGGCGCAAACGGCGATGATGGGACTGGCGCGTCAGGCGGTCACGCCGGAGTTGCAGGAACGGGCGGTGGCGGCAGCGCCAATGGTTCAAACACTACTTTTGCTGGCGGTTCAGGTGTGGTTATCGTACGAGTTAAGGTGTAATTAAATGAATATTTCTGAACCTTATTCCGCACTCGAAGTAGAAACACTGATTGTCCCATGACCGCTGGCGAGATCATCAGCCTCGTGTCGGTGTCACTAGCGATTGTGACGACACTGCTGGGCGGGTTGATGTGGGTGGTTAAGGCACAGGTGCAGGCTATGCGTAAAGACTTACAGCCTAATGGCGGCAGTTCAACAAAGGATCAACTCAACCGCATTGAGCGTGATGTTATCGAGGTCAGGCACAAAGTTGATGACCACATCACTTGGCATTTAAACGACTAACTAAACAGCAACAACAAGCCACCTGCGGGTGGCTTTTTTGATGGGAGTCAAAGTGAAAGAAGTAAACGAAGTCTTGTACAAACTGGCGGCAAGCCCTATCGGGGTTGCTTTAAAGGTTGGTGTTTGGGCTGCCATCGGTTGGCTTGTAGCCAACGTGGACTCTCTCAACCTGCATCCAGCGGTCGCTGTGGCGATTGCTGCTGGTGGTGTGGTTCTCACAGATGCGTTGAACCCTGAAGATATCCGCTTCGGTAAGGGGTCAATGAAGTGACTAAGACTATTAAGGGTTGGGATGTTATCCCAAGCATGTCGGATAAAAGACTGAAACTTTTCCCGGTTCCGGGTGCGAAACGTCACTTGCGTTTGCGTAGGGATGTTGGTGGGTATTTGGTGGCTTTCGCAACCGAATATGATCGCAAGATCCGACCGATTGATAAGGGTGTTTGGGATGATTGGGCGTGGACTGCACCCCGTAAAGGTCGTGCATCTAGCAGGATCAGTGACCATTGTGGTGGCGTGGCGATAGATCTTAACGCCACGAAGGAAGGGTCACAGTCGAAGTCGAACGTGTGGTGGAAGAAACACCCGGTCAAGGCTCTTCGTATGAAGCGTTTGCTTCGCAAGTATAAACTCCTCGAATGGGGTGGCAACTACAAGAACTTCTATGACCCCATGCACCTAGTCATTAAGACTCCTAACATTGCTTTGGTTAAGCGTGAGATGAAACGCCTAGGTATCACTTCAACTGGCCGTATACGACGCAAATAACCCCCCAGTACAGCCCCTTTACAGGCCATTTAAGGCCACGTAGAGACGTTAACCCCCTTGCCCCGGTATGATTCGGTGCAGGGGGGTTTTTTCGTGTCTTAAAATGGATGATAGTAACCACGTAAATCATAACCCTGACGTAACGAATTACATGCCTACCGTTCGGGTGTTCGCTTGCCGCTCACACCCTCACCGGAACCGAATTAAGAAATGCCCCCCTACCCCCCACGATAAAATCTCGTAGTAGGGTAGGAGAAACATTCCCTTCGGCTCTGGTGTTTCACCGTCACGTCATTGAAGTTTCTG